CCAGCTCCAAGGGGGTCGGGAACTTTCGCTCGATGTTCGTCAACATCCCGGGCGGCAAGCCCGATGGCATCAAGCTGATCCCGGTGGGGGACATCGCGACCAAGGACGAATTCGCCGCCATCAAGGCGATCACCGCCCAGGATGTGCTGACGGCGCATCGGTTCCCGGCTGCGCTCGCCGGCATCATCCCTGCCAACGGCAGCGGTGGGCTTGGTAACCCGGAGCAGTACGACCGGACCTATGCCCGCAACGAAACGATCCCGATGTGCGAGCTTATCCAGGATGCGATCAATGGCGCCAATCTGCCGCGCCGGCTGCAGGTGGATTTCAATCGGTCGCTGGAGGCCGGTGTTACTGTATAGAGATCCAGCTTAGGGTATAATCGAGCGGTTTTTTATCGACGGTATCAGGGGGGATTTATGCGGGTATTTTGTCGGGAATGTGGGGAACTGGGGCGCATCACCAAGACGCACCGCCTGAGCCGTGACACCGCCGATCTGTACTGCCAGTGCACGGATGCAGAATGCGGACACAGCTGGGTGTCGCAGGTGTCATACAGCCACCCACTGAGCCCATCTGGCCGCACGACCAGTCAGTTAGCTTTGAGCCTTATCAACTCACTCAGTTCTGAGGGGCGGCAGGCCCTGCAGCGGGAACTTAACTTGGGGTAATGAGAAAGGGGCGCATGATGCGCCCCTTTGCTTTCCTGCCAATCAACTGCCGCGCTTCGCTTGCCGGCCAACAAAAGAGGGGTGACAGACTTCGCTAGTCACCCCTCTTTTGTTGGCACTATCTATGGCCAAACTCCGAGTAGTGATAAGGGGGGGATTCTCCCACCTTGGCGAAATACGAGGAAAGTTCCATTAAAACCCCAGCCCGAAGGGCGGTTATCTCTTTCATGATCTTTAAAGCCGTAGTCTTATGCCCAATTCGGTGGCAGCGTGGGCCTTCATTCACAGCATGTAGGATAAGAAGATATGAATGACAAAGAGCAGATATTGAACATTACCAGAGCTCTTAGAGATAGGTTTGGCAAAGAGGCAAAGGCTTTCACTGTGGAGCTGAAATCCATTCCAGAGATAGGGTCTGTCGGTATTGCTTACATCCATGGTGAGAAGGATTTCTACCTGCTGTTTCCCCATGGATCGGATGTTTACGAAAGGCACAGCGGTTTTTCTTCCAATCTGCATTTGGAGTTGCTGGACATTGCCAAGTTCCTGACTGTTGAGCTGCGGAAGCTGGTTGTACCTCTTCAAGACGGCTGGACACTTTTGGACGGGGCATGCGCGTTGAAGTTCAAGTCGTTTGTCTGCTTTTGATACCGATAAGGCTAGTTACCTGCATAATGACATCAAGGGGCCTGTCGCCCCTTTCGTCATGCCCCAAGCCTCTATTCGCTTCTTTCTTATCTTGTTCAGTTATGCCAGTAAACAATCGGCAACAAATGCCACGATGTCACCGCCGTTTGGAGTCATGGCATCGGCGTTGGCCATCAGGTGAGTGAGCAGCGTTTCTCGATGTTCTGGACGAACGTCGGCCAAGCGTGCCCTAGTTGTTTCAGCAATCAGGTGGCATACATCTGGTTTGCGTGCAGAAGAGTGCAGGCCATCAGCTGGCAGCCCGAAGAACTCAGCATTGCTGATCGCCTCTTGTCGTCGCTCGACTGGTGGCAGTGGCCACGACCGCAGATCGACGGTATCGCGCAGCCAGTCAAGCTGGACGCGGGCTGCCTCGGCGTCCCCGTCCCCCAGGGCTTCCAGTAACGCTAGGGCATCATCGGCGCCGGCAGCCGTCATGCTGGCCAGCCAGACCGCTGGATCTCCCGACTCGGCCAGTAGGCCCCGCACGTCCTTGAGTTCCGCCTGGCGTTTTGCCTCCCGGCGTCTTGCTTCGGCTTCAATTTGATACGGTGATGGCTCGTTTGGTGATTCGAACGGGTGCCGTTCGGTCACTTTCAGCTCACCATCCCGGATGCAAACTGACCTGTCCCCCGTCCTGACAATCAAGCCGCGCCGGACCATGGCCACTTCTTCATCACCAAGCCCCAAATGGAATATATTCCTAGCGCTCAGGGGATCCTCTTTAGATCCTCCGAGATTGCCGCGTACAGTTGTTGCCAGAGCTCCAAGGGGGAAACCCCCTTCGCTTCGCTCGGCACCCACTAACTCGCTGCGCTCGCCCACAGACCAAAACCCGCTGCCCTGGGCCTCGGTGGTACTCTGTGAACCACATTTACGCAGCACCCATTCCCCCACACGAGTCTGCTGGATGAGGCCGTCAGTGGCTCGCACACCCACAAGTTTGGTTTGCGGTTCGCCGTACTGATTGGGTTCGGCAAAAGCGGTGCGGTGGATACTCAAGGGGCGTTCATCGCGCCGGCAGCAGGGGCCACCCATGGCTTGGGTGAAGTTTTTCCAGTCGACCGCATCGGCATAGCGCCGGCACTCTTCCATGATGGGGCTGGCCAGCGGGGCCACGACGATCCCCTTGGCCTCTTGCAAGCGGCCAGGTAGCCGGCGCAACTCCCGCCAGATCCCGACTGGCGGGCCTTTCAAGGGTTGGAACTGGCGCAGGCCCCAGAGCGAGGCCCAAGCCCGCACCCGACGGGCGCCTTCGGTAGCCGCGGTCTCGGCTTCCAGATCGCCTTCGTCACCGACCCGGTACCCGTCGATGTTCTTGGCGATGTATTTGACGATGTAGCCCACGGCGCCGCCCTTCTCCTTGTCCATAACCTTCCAGTCAAAGCGGGGCGTGATGTCGCTATAGGGCTTTTTGCTGTCCGGGTGGCGTTTGCGTTCCAGGTCGCCTTTGTCATGGCTCAGGGCATAGCGCTGCAGGATGCCGATCAGCCTGTGCTGGTGCTCGGGTTTGACCCAGATCAGCAGGTGCCAATGGGGTGTGCCGTCGTGGTGGGGTTCGACCACCCGAAAGCCGAAATAGTCGATAGGGTCGGCTACCAGGAATTCCCCCCGCTTGGCCAGGTTGCGATCGAGGGCAGCACGGCAGCGCTTCCACAGCTCGCTGATGTAGTGTTGCGAGTCGCGGGGGGATGAGCCATCGTGCTTGGGGTTCTCTTCTGTGCTGTCTGGCCCGCCGGCCTGGGAGGCTCGTACCGTCTTCCAGGGGTGGAAGCGGCTCGGCGCCGTCCAGGTGAAGAACAGACCCACATAACCCATTTCGTCAGCCACATCAGAGAAGCCACGCGCCCGAACAATCAACTCATGGCGGCGGTTCTCCGGATTGGCGATGGAGGCTTTTACCGCATCCTCCAGGCTGATGGTGATGTCGTCTTGGGCGTTATAGGCTTCCATGTCCTTGAGCCAGGCGGCGGCCATCCGCTGGCGTTCGATAAAGGCCTGCAGGCCCTGACTGGACACGTAAGCGGATACCCCTTTGCGCACCTTGCCGAGCAGGATGGCGCAGTGCTCGCAATACTGGTCCCAGATCTTGCGTAGGCGCCTGGCCCACCACTTGGGGTCGAGCCAGCGAATAAGGTGGTGATGGATGAAGTCGTCGCGGCTTGCGGCCGTTCTGAACCTGGGCAGGCGGGGCAGCATGCCCCAAGCGGTCAGCGGTTGGCTGCACGCCTTCCACAAACGGATCGCCGGCACCTGCTCAGCGCCGAAATCAGTGATGGCATTACACAACCGGGTGACTCGTTCGGCGTAGTTGACTGCCAGGCGCTCGCGGCTCTCTTTGGTGCGCAGCGAGTCGAGTGGTTCGGGGATCACGTTCTGCACCTGGCGCAGGGTCGTGATGCGGCTTGATAGCCAGCGGTTGGCGTCGTAGCAGATCGCCACGCCTTTGAGCACGTCTGGGGCGCGACGGGCGCAGTAGCCCACGAACAACTCGGCGATCAGATCACCGGGCAGCTGCACCCCTGACCCGCCGTTTTCACGCGGGATCGGCCGCTCCAGCAGGTCAAGCGCCCAGTCCAGGGCATAGGCGCCAGGGATTCCGACAAAATAGCTCTTGATGGCCTCGACCCGAGTATTGATATCGCCGCCGGCGACCTCCCTGCGCCGAGCAGCGGGGAGGCGGGATGCGTCGAGTGGGCAGAGTGAGACACGACGACAAGCCATGATGCGACGCGCCATGGCTTTGGTGGATGCTGCCAGTTTCCAGGCAGCAGGCTGCCTGGGGGATATGGGTTTAGCGTCGAACAGATCGGGGTGGGGCAACATTAGAACGGCAGAGGCTCGTCACAGCGCAGGTGGGCAAGATACCGCTCCTGGTGGGCGACTGTGTCTAACGCCTCGATACGGGCGCGGCGCTCCTCTCTGCACTCGAACAGCAGGCGGCACAGGGCGTATTTGGGCTCTGGCAGGCGGGCCTCTCGTAAGGTGAGGAGCTGGCGCTGGTACTGACGAAGGGTTGCCAGCTTTACCTTGGCGATGGCGGACAAGGTGGCAATGTCGGCCTCTACTTCCGCTTGCAGTGCTGAAAAGTCCGGGGTGTTCTCGGTCATCGGATCACCTCGCCCAGTCCATGCAGGGGGGCGCACTCTTTCCACCAGTCGCCGATTTCGGTAGCAAGTGGAGTTTCCCCCTGGCCGAGTGCCAGCCAATAAATGGAACGGATCGCCCCAAGGGCGAGCACCTCAGCAGCGTCAGTCCCATAGGTGGCGTTAGAGGCGCCTATGTAGTCGGCTCGGTAGCTCTGCCAGTGGAGCCACAGCCCGCTTTTCGGCTGGTCCGGCTCACCGGTATCTGTGTATTCATCATCGCTGCTGTCATCATCCAGCAGCGCGTCTGGGCTGCTTGTGGCCACAAGCTGGATCTGAATGTGCTGCGGGCCAGACCATACGCTGCCCAGGCACACCCGATTGTCATCAGCCCGGGCGGCGAACATGTCGGCCAGCAACCCCTCGATGAGCTTGGGGGCCTGGCTGGCTATCTTGATTGCGTCACTCATAGCTACTTCCTCAACGCTTTCTTACGGTTAGTTTGTTGTACCGTTCGTGGGTCATCAGCTGATAACCGCTGGCCCCACAGGGCCGAAACAGGCGGTATCGGTAGCCCACTGCAATGACATCCCCACACCCGGATTGCAGCCGGCGAGGGCGTTGACAGGCCAGCACTACTGCCGCTTTTGCCTGTATCTGGGCCGGTATCCGGCCAATGCTCTTGAATCCTTCCATGTGCATTGCTCCAGGGGCTGCCGAAGCAGCCCCTTGTTGGATTAGTTGGGATGGGCAGGGCGCACTTGCTCGGGGATGATCAGAGAGCCTTTCATCAGCCATACGGCGTAATCAGACAGGCCGGGAGTATTGATGATGCGCAGCAGCAGGCCGCCGCCAATCTCGCGATAACCCAGCTCGTAGTTCTTGAGGGTGGTGGGTGGGATATCCAGCTGTGCTGCGAATTTGGGACGACTCATCCCCAGAAATTCGCGCAGCTGGCGCAGGCGTTGGCGGGTACTGGCATTGAGGGTAGTCATGGACGGCATTTCAGCGTTGTGCATGGTCATGGTTAGGCTCCTTGGTGGGCATTAAGGCGATTGATGTGACCAAACAGAGAAGCCCAGACCAGGGCGTTGGCACGCTGGCTCAGGATCGTCAGGTCGTTTTCCGAGTAGCGGGCGGCATATGGGCCAGCAATACGGCTGTTCTGGATCTTGCGGTTGCGCAGCGCGCAGGGGATTGCTAAAGTTGCCATGTCAATTCCCGTGATAAGTGATTGATAGGAACCCCGTTAGGTGTTTGCGGCACCAGTGATCGGGGTTTTTTCTTGCCCGCAATTTGCGGTTTGTGGGTTGTTGACCAGTGTCATCAACAAGCCCTTGCTCTTCGCCAGCCGGTCGGCTGGTCCTGTGACCTCTGGTTTTTCTTCTGGTGGTGCGATCAAACCGGTGCGCCATTCTTCGAGACTGACTGCACCGTGAAACAGGTGTTGGTACCCAAGACGGCGCATGGCCAGGCAAAGGGCCTCGCGGTCGCGCTCCCCAAGTGGGAATTCAGGCCTTGCCAGCGAACTGGGTAACTCGGCTTCATTGCAGATGGCCCGACGTTGCGGCTGATTGAGTTCGCCCCAATACTTCGCAACCCTGCAATTGGCGTGGTAAAGCGCTTCACGCATTTCTGCCAGCGCCTTCTCGGCTGCACTTGCTCGTAAATTCATCTTTTCCTCCTTCTCACATCGCCAGTGCCGCAAGGGGCGACACCACCTGAAATCGTTGTTCGACGTCATTGATGAGCAGCGCCACCGACCCCATCGCCGCGGTGGCGATGCTCATGAACGTGCGGTGGTCTTTACTGGTGATTCGGCCGCTCTCTGTGAGCTCCAGGGTGCGTTGGCCGATGCTCGCGATTTGGGAATTCAGGTTGATCACCTGATGTGTCAGAGATGGTGCTCGCTCCCCTTTTGGAATGGCGATGGCTGTCAGGCCACAGCAGAGCAGGGCACCATCAAACAAGGTTTCGTCCTGGGTGGCGTGGTAGAGGGAGATCAGTTCAGCCACTGTCAGCTCGTGTTCCTGTTCTGGGTTCAACTTGTTGCTCAAAGTTTGCGGGTGCTTCATGCCGATGGTTCGGCCTAGGTCTGCAACCTTCCCTTTGTTGTTATCCGCAAATAGCTGGCAGGCCTGGTGCCAGTTCCGATGTATGTCATGGCGTTCAACAAACATGACCAACTCCTTTTGACTCAATAATCTGGGTTCAGCTGGCAACCGTCATGGTCACGAAACGCTCGGCCTGATAGCGAGCCTGCATAAAGAGGGCATAGAGATTGACGCTGCGATGACCACGCTTGCCGTCTTGCAGGACAGGCAATTGGCCGCGATCGGCGCGCTTGCGGATTGTGTTGATCGCTACCCCCTGACGTTTGGCATAGTCCGCAAGGGATTCGCTTACGATTGCCTTGCCGGTTTCCCGGCTGAAGAAGGGGTAATCTGCAGGTAACTGACTGACATCACTGGGAATATGGATGCGTTTGGATTTAGAGGCCATTGTGGTACCCTCTGGTTGTTTGTGTGTTTTGTGGTGCCTTGTGGTAGTTGGTAGCTACCCATGGCTTTGATGTTTGCATGGTTTTCTATGCATGTAAACATCCATTGCATGGAATTCTATGTCTTGATAGCTGATAGATTAAAAAGTGAGCGAAAGCGATTGGGGCTCACTCAGGAATCGCTTGCGGAATTGGCAGGCATTAAGCGGATTACTCTGCAGTCTTGGGAAAGAGGACTTTCATCACCTCCAGCCATTGCTCTAAGCGCGCTTGGGTCTGTAGGAATGGATGTCTTGTTTGTTCTCAGTGGTGAACGTCAGCAGACTGGGATTGGTGAGGCCGCCGTGCATCAGGCGGTACTGGATGCCGTCGATCTGCTATCGCTTGAAGACAAGGTAAATGCGGCCCAGCTAGCCAAAGCGGTGGTAAAGCTCATTGCCAAGTCTGTACCGGATACTCAGCCAGTGGCGGGGCAGGTCATCAACACCAACAGCGGTGATGGCGCACAGCAGAACTTTGTGAATTCCCCGATTGGAAATCTCACGACAGGCGATCTCATTATCGGGAAGGACACTAGAAAACGATGAGGGATGAACTACCTCCCCTCGAACCGATGGCAAACAATGTGCGGCAAATGTTCGAGGAACCAGTCAATAACGTGGCTGGCCGCGATGTGGTGTTCAACCAGGTGGTGCCCGAGCGCCGGTTTAGTAACGGTGAGCGTAGGCAGCTTGGTGATTTGATCAGACCGTTGGCGGCCGAGAACCAGACCTCCGAAAAGGAAGAGTGGCGGGCGCTGCACTTCCCGTTTGGCGTCAATACCATCGATGAGATGGATCGTTCGCAATTCGAGGCTGCCCGGCAATTGTTGGCCGCAAAGTTGGACGCTGCAAAGTTGCGGCGTCAGCTGTACGAGCAACAAGAGGAAACCGAGCGCTATAAGGTTGCGGTCCGCCAAGAGGTGAACCAGAAAGTGGCAACCTGGGAGCAAGAGCGCATAAAGTTGCTCCAGCAGTCTAACCAGCTGGTCAGGCAGAAAGCGGAGCTGGAAAACGCGCTGGCAGAACGGACCCGAAAAATCGAGGAGCTGACTACCCGTCAGCAACGGGTTCAACAAGCAGCACCAGAACTGCCTAAGAAAAAAAGCTGGCCTTGGAAGACGCTGATCACCTGGACGATGGGAGCCACGCTGGCCATTGTTGGTACCCTGGTGTTGCAGCCGGCCTTTGAAAGGGAACTGAGGGCCGAGAAGAACAAGTCTGCGATGCTCACGCGGGAAGATATCTGCCTGTTCAACGGGCAGCCCTTCAGCTGGGGTACCCGGATTAAGACCGTCACTGGGATGCAGAAATGCGTGAAGAGTCGCACCGGTCAATATCTATGGCAGCCGG